GGTTCCGTCTCTGACTTCGTGCTTACTTCCTTCTCGCCACCATCGAACTCTTTGCTGGCGGTCACCTCATTAGAGGATTCCTGCTCAACCGGAGCTGACTCGTTTGATGTTGGAGTCTGCTCCCTTGGCTGGCTGTCGATATCGACACCGGCATCGTGATCTCTGGCCAACGCGAGTAGGCCATCTGCACTCATTGATTCGTCTGACATATTGTGCTTTTACTCGTTTGCTGGTCCGCACAGACCGGCAACCGCAACTTTGATCCTATGTGTTCGTGGCAGAATCCGGATCATCATCCTGCCCCGTAATTGATTCCTGATCGGCCATCACTTCGATGACCTTCACAAGACTGGCCTGACCCATTGCAAAGCCTGACGAATATTGCAAATGGTTTCTATCAGTTATCGCAGAAGCATTCTGCATAAGCACAGTGTTTAACAGTGCGTCCCTGAATCGTTTGCCAGTATCGCTATTGAAGAAATTATTGAGCGTGATCGCGTCCTCTTTGCGCCAAGGAAGCGGATCGACCCATCGTTGATGCCGCGCAAATGTCCACGCGGTACGGACTCGTGCGAAGAAGCTGATCATTTACTTGCTGGCTTTCTTTCGACCGGCAGCTTGGCGGCGCATGAACTCTGCGGCCCCCAGCTTCTTGCGACCGATATAGGCAGCAAGTGCGCGAGGATCATCGGCCCCCTCCTTACGGAGTTCGTTGGCCAGTTTACTGAACTTGGATTTCTTCTTCATGTTTGTAAATGGGTCACCACGCCTTGCATGACCAAGTTCTTGGCTTGGTTGGATCTTTCGCCGTGTCGCAATTATGCCTCGCTCGGAAGCTCTTGCGCCGTTCCGGGTCTGATTTCTTGATGCTCATGTCGGGATCACCGAATCGCACCTTGATCACCGTACCCTTCGGGTTCTTCACATAAACCGCACTCTTCTTCTTCTCACCCGGAGTGTAGAAGGGCTTGTTCAGAGTGACTTTCTTGCCTTGGTATTCAGCCATATCAAGCCTGTCCTCCCGAGAACAATGGCGAAGCCTGAATATCCTTCAAGCTTTCCGGTTTCTTGGGCTTCTGGAACCGAATCTTCGGAGCAACACCCTCTTCGAGTGCCTCCATGATGATCGGTCGCGGTTCATCCAGCGATTTCGGTGTGGTTTGCACCACCACGGTGGTCACGATTGGGTTGTTCATGGCTTTGAATTCACCGCACCAGTCTTCATCCTTCATAGTAGGCCAGCAACTGGGTCTACTGCTGGGCGGATACCTGCGGCAGGTCTTATCCGCACTGAAAAACTGGCAGTCTTTGCAAAAATTCATCACATCTGAGGCTGCTGAGCCATCGCCTGAGCTTGTTGCTGCTGCTGACTAGGAAGGAGACCGCTACTCGTAAGGAATGTTTGGATCTCCTTCCGCAATTTCCGCGCTTCATTGGTCGCCACCTGCTCGTAAGCCTGCAAGAGGCTATCCAAACGCATCATAAACGCGTTCTGTGACGCCGGACTGAACTGCTGACCCTGCTGGATCGCCCCATTCAGGTACTGCATCAGCACCCCAATGCGCCCAGCGTAGTTCTGCCCCGGCTTCGCGGGCACCGGGATACCCACCAACAGCGTCGGGATCGTCTTGGTCTCGTCCTCCAGCTCGTCCTGGGCCTTCTGACCCGGATCACGGATCAATTTCTTGATCAAACTCGGGTCATCCAGCTCCATGATACTCTTGTCCAACGCCACCTGATCCACCCAGGGCGAGTTCATAAACAACTGCTTACGGCTGATGGCCTGCTGCACCATCATCTGCCTACTCACCATGTCCATTCCACCCTTCGGCTCCAGCTCGTACTGATCATGTAGGGCCACAGGGTCCGCATCCAGCGAGTCCTCCGCAAAGCGGTAGCGCAAGCTCTTGGAATCATACTGCACATACAAGCTCCACGCCTGTCGGTACAGCTTGCCCAGAGCCATGCGGAAGAGCCGCGCCCGCAAATCCCCGCTCTGCATCGACTGAGCGTTGATGCTCTGGATCTCGGTCGCCGTCCTGCGATCACCACCACTGCTCATCGCGCT